CGAGACTACTGTCTTCTACGGGCCGGACGGTGACGAAACGCAGGTGCACGCGTTTCTCTGCCCGGAAGACGCTGCGGACTTCGCGCGTCAGACCGCAGAGAGCATGCATTCGTGCGAGAGCGGGTCTGCGACCCCTGCTGGCAGCATTGCGACCGCCCGGTGGCTGGACGCGGGCTTGCCCAGGACGCAGTCCCAGTGGGACGGGCCTCCCATGGATGACGACGTGCCGCCCGAGAGGATCGCGTACCCGCCGGGCCTCGGCCTGGTGGATCACCCTCTCGATGTCATCGCCCAACAGCTTCAGCCCCGTGTGGCGAGGCCTAAGGCGAAGGCCCCGCCCAAGTGCGTGCTTGAGGCGCGGGCCGCGGCCGCTCGGCTTGCGTGGGAGGAGTCTGGTCTGCCGCGGGCGGAACTCGAGTGCCGTATTGAAGAGCAGCAGATGGCTTTCCGTGATGACGGCGTGCTCACGTCGACCGTCACTGAAGCCGAGCCTGCAGCGCAGGTCTCCGGTGTACCCACCGGGGCAGGCGTCGGCACCCGTACCGCCAAGCCTCGCTTCGGCCACTACGCGGACAAGGAGGTGTTCTTCCGCTCGAATGACCCCAGGTGCTTGGTTGCGGCACACGCCACGCGCGGTCCGCACACCAACAAGGGCATCGGCGAGCGCTCTCCGCTTGAGTCCGAGGTGGAGGCCTCTGTTGAGGTCGACGCGGCCATCAAGGCCTTGGTGTTCACGGAGGACACCATGACCGAGGCACTGCGCGAGTTTGAGAGTTTGACCGCCACGGCGCTTCCGTCGAAGTTGTCCGAGGAGGCAAAAATGCAGCTCGTGCTTGATGCCCACAATGACCTCGCCATCGGCATCACCAGCCTGGATCCCGTGGACGACGGCACTGTGCTCAGCTTCTCGGAGTTCATAGATGCCTTTGTGAAGGCAGAATGCTCCGGAAAGCCTAAGGCTAGGCCGATAGCCAACCACGGGCCGCGGCGCTTGGTCTCAATGGCCAAGGTCGCGTGGGTCTTCGAGCATGTGCTCTTTAGCACTTTCTCGAAGGCATCCATCAAAGGTGGTGATAAGCCGCAGAAGCTTGCGGACCTCGCCCGGCGTCTCAACCAGCTGCCCCGCACGAACCGGCGGCGCAAGTGCGCCCGCTGGTTTGATGTGGACCAGTCTGCCTACGAGTTCGGGATTGAGGTGGAATGCAAGACCGCCGAGGCGGAGCTTCTCGCTCACATCGGCGCGTTCGTCGGGACGGATCTCTCGGATGTCCTGTTCTCTCGGATGCTGCACGACCGGTGTCAACCGGCCGTGTGGGTGATGAGGTACGTGGACGAGACAGGCCGCCCGCGGACGTTCAGGCTGCGGCTGCCTCGGACGATGCGCGAAAGCGGAGACCGCCTGACCAGTTCTGGTAACTGGTACCAGGGGCTCCGTGCGTGGGTGGCCTTCTTGGTGAAGCCAGGCTACGTCTTCGACGCCGTCTCTGCTCTCATCATCACTGGAGGCGCGTACTTCTCATACGTGAGCGCACGCGACGGAGCCACGTACACCGCAGCGATTTGCCTCGAAGGCGACGACGGCGTCGGCCGCCTGGAGGAGGAGGCGTTGTGGGAGGTGGACAGCACTGGCGTTGATGCCACCACGCGTTTCTTTGCCCGCTGGGGCTGGCTCGCGAAGGTGAGTTTCAAAGCGGTCACCGGCTTCGACTCGGCACGATTCGTGGGCTG